ATAAACTCCTACTTCTACTCAAATTAAGTGTCTATATTGTTAACCTAAAAGAGGTCCAACCAGCGCCTCCTAAGTACGCTGTATTCTGGGAGAATTAGACATTTTCCAATGTCAGTAGTTCTGATCTTCTGAATGAATTCATTGTACTCTTTTTCTCCTGAGTGCCATGCTAACATGCATAATGATCGGACGTGATCCTGTGTGTTTTTAGGATCCTTTGTCCATCTGATTGACTCATGTATATCTTTCATGGGCATAACTGGGTGAACCAAAAAGGGAAATTGTTGATCAGGCTTGAAGTATCTCTTTAAAAATGTCAAGTTTTCCCATGTCATTTTTGTAAAAGTTTCAGATTTGTCTGGGGGTGTGATGGTTAGTCCATAATTTTTACCAAGAGTTGCCAACACTTGTGGATCCAGTTCATAAGGATAAGAAACAATCAAATCATCACCGTAAGCTAAGATTTTAAGTTTGTCTAAATCTATTCCTTTATATGCATCTAATATCAAAGTCCTAATGATTATGTTGTTGATCATGGAATTGAATATGCTGGTTCCTGAACACCCTGAGGGCATGCCACCTTCAACCACATATATTTCATCCCTAAAGATATGATGGGTATTACAAATTGATTGAATTAATGAAGAGCCTGCAAAGCCTAACTTGGTCAAAACCTTCTCTAGACAGACAAACCAAACTGGTGACAAAGAGGCATCAAAATTAGAGTAATCAAATGCCATCAGGTGCCCATCCATTAAGCAAGGGATGACAGACCAAAACACATCAGGATCACAACCCACTGCTGATCCAGTCAGAACACCGGGATTTTGATGGAATGCTTTGTAAAGGTTGCCTAGTTTCATTCTCATGTTAACAGAATCATTCAAACTGGAGGCTTCAATTAATCTACTTTTCCCTAATCGGACTTTGTCAACACTTCTTAATTCATCCTTAATATATGTAACTAGAGGCAAGTCAATGCCATACTTGTCTAGATAAAACTTCATCTTTTCTGTGTCCTGGGTCTCTTTATTCAGAATGTCTCTCTTTTTGATCCCAAGACTCACATAGGGAAATCCTGCACTGGTTGTAATATCTATAGGTTCTAGTCCATCTACTCCATATAATGCTTCTTTTAGTGTAAGTTCAGAAGTGGGGATATCTAGTGATAATAGTTGCCCTGCATAATGGTCTACAGCCACAAGCATATTTTCAGTGGGTTCCGTATTTACATTCCCCTTGTACTTAGAGAATAATGATTCAGTCAATTTAACTTCCAGTCTGGGATCATTGTCACTCAATACAGCAGGTTCCTTGTCACCTGGAAAAACATCATAAAATACACTGGGATGTAATTTTGACTTAGTTGCCGTGTTGACTGGATTTATGTTAAACTCCCTAACCTTATGTCTAGCTATTACTTGGCCTTGTTTCTCTACAAAATATTGTTTTTTAAGTTGAGCTGAAAATCCTTGTCTTCCATTACCGCCAACATGAATACCAAAGATCTTACCAGTAGCACACAGCACACCTCCACACTGCCCAGTTTTTGTTGCATAATCATAACGAATCATTCTGTTAGTGGGGGTGCTACTCAAATTAATAAGTCCTGCCATTGTTACAGGGCCAACTTCTAAGATAGTGTTGGTAAAGTTATTTGAATGTACTACCAAAGTGGCATCCACACCTTCTAGATCTTCTGATATAAATCCCCTGATATCTCTGAATTTTTCATTTCTATCTAAAGTCAACACTGTAAGCTCTAGATTAATGTTCTCTGGATCTACTAATTTGTACTTATCCTTAACTCTAATTTTCTGACCATTCACTAGTACATCATCACCAGGCTGTGCGTGTGTGGGTATCACACAGACACGATCATGTATGCCTAACCCTGTGAACTCTCCCTTTGAGGTTGTTATAGTCATTATGTTTTTCCTTAACAGGGATAGTGCAAATTCTGTGTTTGGTCCTTGCACAACAACTGGGCGTAAAGTTGGGGCTTTTAGTTTATTGTGAGGCGGGTTACCAGAATATGGTCCTTGAGTTTGAGCAAACAATTTATAAATGACATAAACAATACCTAATGTACTGACAAACATCAGAATAGTATTAATAATCATGCTGGCTTGATTCATAGCCCTTTCTATGTTGGTAGGAATTTCAGGTATAATCCATTTCTTCTTCTTACAATATTCCCTAATCTCTTCTGAATCTACAGATTTCAGTAAATCGTTGATACATTCTGAAGGTGGTGTGTTGCAAACATCAATCTCTAAATCTTTATACACTGGTCCTTGAAACAGTGTTTCTAGGGAATCTGTAATTTGCATTTTGCTCTTGAAATCACTTATAATAGCCGTGACCAGTTGATCCACACTATACCTAACGTTGGTAGTTCTGTCTACCAAGCTAATAGCTTTTCCACAGACTAGGGGGCAACATTTCTTGAAATTAGATGGTTGATGGCAATCTTTGCATGTCTTGGTTGACATGCCTGCATTGAGTTTTCCATTCTTTGTGTAGGTAGTATGCAAACATATATCTAGGTCAAAACCAAATCTCCTGACTAAAGCTTCAGGATTCAAGATTGTTGGGGGGCTTAGTGTGTTAGAATTTGTGGAGGCTAGAACAAAATTACTGGTGAATAACATGCCCTTGTTATCTAAACTAGCCATTGGAGGCAAGAAATCCACTGAAGAAACCATTTGACAAAACATGCTTATATCCTGTCCATCTGGATTTTGGTTCAGATCATCCATAATCACAACTTCCTGTTGCTGATAACCATCAAAGTGCTTGGGATCTGGTGGAAGTGAATATACTGCTGAATTGAAGTGTTCTGCAATTGCACGTCCCACAATGGATGTTGTTAATGATTTACCAGAACCGGGTGTACCATGGATTAATACACACACTGGTTCAGTTCTTTGTTTACTTTTAAATTGCATATAATTTACCATTTTGTTCTTGAGTTCCCTGATTCTTTTTGATTCAACGGCATAAAATGGGGCAAACTTTTGCGACATTTGTTCCAACCACAATACGTTATTGAACAACTGCTCTCGTTTTTCCTGTGTTGGATTCGAGATATGCATGGTGGTTATTTGTCTCTCTAGTATATCAAGTTGTTTGAGTTTACTACAAAATTCTAGTTTTTCTTTGGCTTGGGGAAGTACTTTGTTTTTTATCCATTCAATCAGTTTGGAAATCTTATTAGCAATCCATTCCAATCCCTTTGCAGCATTACATGCATCATTAAACTTTCTGAACCATCCATCATTTGCTTGTCTTTCAATGTAAGGCACCTGAAAGTGTTTGGAAATGTACATCTTCAGAAATCTCCAAGGAGATCCATCACATCCAAGTAGTGCTAGAGTGGCCGTAACAGTGACCAAGTCATCATGATTTCTGCAAATGATCACTAAAGCTGAAACCATTTTGACCACTTTGGACAAAACTTTTGTGGTGAGGAAATCTTTCGCCACTTCTTGTAGTTCTGTGACTTTTGTTGAGATTTGGTCAGTGAACCCGACACCAAAAGCTCTACCCAAACCTGTGATGTAATCACTCAGCCCCTGTTCCTCTGCGATACACTCCAACTGTCGTATGTCAGCAAAACAAACATATCCACTACCTTCAGCTGTTAACAATCCAATGGGACCATGTATGCATCTCAAAATCCCACCGCAGTCTCCTAGCTCTGCCGGCCCAACCCCTTTCATCACTCCTGCTTGAAATCTACTTGGGTAATAAGGGCTTCCTTCAATCCAGATGTTGGTGGGCTTTTCGCAAATTATGGGGTAATACTTTCTGTAATATGTGGAATAGTAAACACCTGATGTACGGTTACAGTGTGGTATTGTTTCTGCACCATGTCCTCCTGTTGAGACTATTGCTAAATCTCTATTTGGATAGGGTGCTATCAGATTATGGTGGTCTTCTGGTGTCATCAAGTGGTAATTCATTATTTTAACATTTGATGTATAAATCCCACCGTACCTAGGTCCTAAACCATAGGATTTAATGTCACCTTTCCTCTTCTTAATTACTGGTTCTGTATTCTTAGGATAATTTGTGCGCCCTATTGATGTGTAGGGTAGTGCTCTGGGTGCTCTTGGAATCCATGCTTCAACGAGCTTTGCCCTGTGATAAACTCTGATCTTGACAAGAGTTTTGTGTTCATCATGTTCATTTACTATTCTGAATGCCATACTACCCATATGGTTTAGAACAGTTATGCCATACTGAGTTTCTGCATCATCATGTGAGTAACCATCATAAAAACAATTATATGCTGATGCCAATCCTACATAAGGCACACTAAACCTTGATGTATCCCCCACCTTGAAGAATACACTGGGGTTTGAAGCACTTTGCCATGTGTAATCGCCCACTCTTTTGGATTTCGGGGCACCATGTGGAACATACATGGCTTGGACCACCAAATTGCTTGAATAGTTTGCTGAATCAGGTTGAGATGCAGTGGCCAGTATGGTATACTCAGAATCAAACCTAACATAAGTGAAGAGTTCCAGTTTCTTTCTAAGTTGGACAAGGCTGGACAGGTTGATTTTCCAATCATTGAACAATTTTGCTTCTCTGTGATTATCTATTCCAGTAGCATCTTTGTTTTGTATTTCAGTTACATGCACACAAGCTGCACGACCCAAAAAGCATTCTACATCAGTTTCTGAACCATTAAAGTGCATGTAGGTAGTTCTGGTTTCTATGCTGTCTGATGGAAGAACAGGCATTGTGGCCCCTGTTTCGTTTGCAGTTAGTATGGGGACTTTTTGTGTGTGTTTTGGACCAGATGAGATTGAGGCCACCGTCTGTTTCGTTTTCTCAACGATGACTTCTTCTAATTCATCACCTAAGCCTTCAGTGAGTGCAACAGTCTGTGAGATAGTTTGAGTATCTTTCATCAGCCTAAGCTTAAAATCTGGACATGCACTTATGAATGATAATAAGTAGACCTGGCCGGTCGTTTCTGGGGGAAGTATAAGAGAAGTTTGATACCAACATGATAGAAAGCCAGCACTGGTGTATGTATCTGGATCAGTATATCTAAACTGCACCCCTGATGTCCATGGTATTGTCATTACTATGGTGGATTGCAGACCAATATCCCAGACAACATGAGTACCTAGCATTGCTTCTCTCCTGTCCTGTGGACCACGAGCACCAGGCGGGGTGTATGCTAGAGTGAGTTTAGCACTGGACAAGGCAGGACCAGTATACATCGAAGAGAATCTAAGTGATCCAGACCAATGTGTATAGTACTGAACAATTTCACCCAGAAGAGTAGTTTTGAAGACCCCATCACCAATAAACAGGTTTGTCCCAAAAACCTGCTCATTTTGCCTGTTTGCATTTAGTGGTATGAGGTAACTGTTAACCTCATCTTTTGTATGCGTGTTGTTCATAGGAATGAGTGTATCTACCTGTATAATTTCTAGCAAGTTATGAACTTTCCCTAGTATGTGTATTCTTGGAGTTGGCTCATAATTTGGCAGTGCACTGGGGGATTGCCTGTCATCTGTGGTCAAGAATTGTCCTGACCCCGGCAAAGTTGTAGTTGGCAAACCTTGTGGCACAATTGACTTGGACCTTATCCCAGAGAACTCAGTGCACATAGGTGCTATTGTGACTGTTATAGGGAGTGAGGGAGTTGCTCCAGTTGGTACTGTAAGAGGGGCAATAGGGATGACCATCAGTGAGACATTGTTGTGACGTGTCATTGAATCAATGGGTACTGAGTTTATGTATGGTATCACTATTGTGGCTGTATTATTGGTTCTTAGATTAATGAACTGGTGAGGGAAAATGAGCAGATTTCCTAATAAAGTACCATTCATATTGTATATGACATCCTTGACAGGCCCTCCCACTTCATTTGCAGATGATAAATCTATACCACGTTCACCTGGATGCGTGAATGTGTATTTAACTGAAACATTGCCACCCTCATGTGAAGCCAGTTGGTGTTCTGGTATTACAACTACAAGTAGACAACCGCTATGGAATTTTGTGGCATTGCACTGAACGTGTACTGTGTAACCTGATCTTCCTAGTGAGTGGAAAAACATGTTTTGCCCGAACACACCCATATCCTTGAGTGCATCTGGTAATTTCCAGCACCAGCCTTTAGAACCTGTTGTCCATGTCTTACTATCCAATGTGTAAAACCTACAGACAGAAGTGTCTGGTTTTGAAGTTTTATTGACATCACTAGCGTCCACATCTGGAAGGTACTCTGGCCATTCAGCATAACACACAACAGCGTTGGCTGCTTCTTGTGTTGTTATTGTTGAATTCCCGAGTGTGATTTGTTGTACTCTATCACTATAACCACAGGCCTCAACATTGGGTGAATTCAATGCTGGTGCACCCTTAAGCATGAGATCTTTAACTGGTTCTGTAAACTTAGATGGGTCCATTGACAGTGATTGACCAGCTGATGATGTACTTGCTGCATCCTTATAGTAATTTATAACTGTGAAAGTCTGATTTGATCCATTGGTCAAAATGTTTTGATTTTCGTGAGATCCACTTTTCTGTGTAGAAACCTGAGCGCCCATGATCACAGTATATGTATATATATGCTGTGACCATAAGACAATATGAAGAAAAATGAGAAACACGGACACCCAAAGTAGTCGGTCCCGTCCCGGAATTGCTCATTACGACCTTACAACCACTGGATCGTGGCATAAGGCTCTAGGGTTAAGGTTAGCCGCATTCAGGGGCCGGAGGACTCACAACCAAGCACATGCGAGTCTTCACACCATGTCCTTAAAAGGGCGTCCCAGCATAAGCTGGGTTGGCCGCCACGCAGGCTAGGACACGGTCACCCGTGGGGAATTCCTAGCCTCATCGACCAAACTAGTGGAGGGAAAATCCACCTGATCGAACGTCCAGTCAAGAACAAGATGGTACTAACTGTTACGTAGTTGGTTGGCGGATAACGGTTAAAGGCTTTTGGCAGTGGGTACAGCCTATACCTCGCTCCTGGGAAACAGAAGTGCTTGTACATAGACACCATTGGATATGGCGCCACCTATTGTACTTTAATGTCAAGCTTCTAACGTTTCATGGGTGGGAATTTTAAGGAAGGGTGGTTGGGGAGAAACAGGCGTACAAAGGTACATAGTACCAGAGTACTACACCCAATGGGTCGAATGGTGGGATACCCATCCGCTGTTTTAA